CGGCCGGCTGGGCGGGGGTGGCCGTCGGCGCCGTCGACCGCTACAAGGCCGACGCGATCGTGGGCGAGGTCAACAATGGCGGCGACCTGGTCGAGGCCAATATTCGCGGTGTGGATCCCAATGTGAGGTTCATCGAGGTTCGCGCCAGTCGCGGTAAGGCGGTGAGGTCGGAACCGGCCGCGGCGCAGTACGAGCTCGGCCGCGTCCACCATGTCGGGCCACTCGACGAGCTCGAAGCCCAGCTCGTGCGCATGACTCCGTCGGGCTATCGGGGCGAGGACAGCCCGGACCGGTTGGACGCCGCGGTGTGGGCGCTGTGGGCCCTGCTACTCAACGAAGACGACGAGCCCCGGATAAGGCGCCTATGATGGGGATGCGAGAGCGCATACAGGGATGGCTCCAGAGGGCGATCGGCCTTCCGATCTCCTGGGTCTCTTCGTGGCAGAGTGGGCGCCCGGCAGCGTCGGACTGGTCAATCGCGAAGGCAATCAAGGAAGGCTATCGCGCTCACTCCGTCGTGTACACCTGCGTCCGGCGGCTATCGGATGCGACCTCCTCGGTTCCTTGGGTCCTCAAGCGGCGCACGGCGGAGGGCGACGAGGAGGTCGAGGATCATCCCGCGGCCGAACTGCTGGCGAGACCGAACCCGCGCTGGAGCTGGCAGGACATGATGCAGGCGTTGACGCTTGATCTGAACCTGGGCGGAAATGCATACTGGCTGCTTCTGCGTAAGGGAAAGGCCCAGGAGCTTTGGCGGCTGCGGCCCGATCGGGTTCGGCCCATCCCGGACGAGAAGCTGTTTGTCTCGGGCTATGAGTGGAAAGTCGGCCAGAACAAGATGACGCTGCCAGTGCGCGATGATAAGCGGGGCATGGCGGTAATCCACTTCCGTTTCATCGACCCGGGTAATGACGTGCTCGGGCTCGCCCCGCTGCAGGCCGCCTCCAGGGTGGTGGATACCGACAATGCGGCGATCGACTGGAACTGGGCCGCTCTCAGGAATCAGGCTCGGCCCCCTGGCGCGCTCAGTGCTCCGAACAAGCTGACCGATGCGCAGTACGCGAGGCTCAAGACCGAGATAGACGAGCAGATCGCCGGGCCAGACAACGCGCGCAGGCCGCTGCTGCTGGAGGGCGGTCTTCAGTGGCAGCAGCACGGCTTCTCGCCGACGGATATGGATTTCCTCAAGGGGCGGGAGGCGAACGCGATAGAGATCTGTGACATTTTCGGGGTGCGGCCGGAGTGGGCTGGAATCGTACAGGCCAAGTATGAGAATGCGCGCCAGGGCCGGCGCATGACCTGGGAGGACACGATCATCGCACATCTGGTGGATGTGCGGGGCACGATGAACCTCCAGCTCGCTCCGATCTTCGACGAGGACGTCTTCTTCGACTTCGATCTTTCCCAGACCCCGGCCATACTCGAGGCGCGGGGCGAACTGATCGAACAGGCGAAGACGGTGTGGAGCATGGGGGTGCCGTTCAACCAGGTGAACGAGCAGTTCGGGCTCGGGTTCGACCCGGTGCCGGGCGGGGATACGGGCTACTTGCCGGCGATCCTGTTGCCGACGAGCAGCGCTGGCGAGGGGGAACGGACGGCGCCGGCGCCGGAGCTGCGCGTGGTGAACCTCGAGACGGAGGAACAGAAGGCAGCGTACTGGCGGGCCTTCGACCGGCAGCGCCAGGGCTGGGAGCGCGGCGCCGCCGCGAAGATCAAGGAGCGATTCGGGGCCGAGCTGGCGGTGTTGCTCAAGCAACTCGAGGCGGGCGTTCGGGATCTGGACATGGTGATCGGGAGCGAGTTGCCGGCGTGGGAACAGCTGCTCACTGCACTCTGGCGGGCGGTCTTCGACCATTTCGGGACGCAGACGGCCAAGGCGCTCGGGATGGAGCTCAAGCAGATCCCGGGACTCGCCTACTACCCCGATACCGGCGAGCAGGTGCTCACATTCGACGGCATCTCGGGGCGCGAAGTGTGGGACCCCTGGCCGGCCGCCGCGCAGACCTTCGTCGCCGACCATGTCGGCGACCATATCACGCAGATCAGTCTCGCGACGAAGATGGCGGTTCGGAGGGAGATCGCCGCCGGACTCGCGGCCTCCGAGGGCACCCCGCAGATCGCGAAGCGGCTCCGGGAACTCTACGACGGTTTCGGGCGTCATCGGAGCTTTGTCATCGCGCGGACGGAGGTGGGCGGGGCGGCCAACTATGGCACGCACACGGCGGCGGAGCAGAGCCAGGTCGTGAAGACACACACCTGGGTCTCGAGCCGGGACGAGCGGGTGCGGGACAGTCACGTAGCGATCGACGGACAGACGGTGCCACTGGATGAACCGTACAGCAACGGGCTCCTCTACCCGAACCAGGCAGGCGGCCCGGCGGCTGAGGTGATCCAGTGCCGGTGTGCAGAGAGCTTTGGGACGACGCCGGGTGGAGGGTGAGATGGCGTTCTTGGAGGTCGGCTACGCGGTGCGCGAGTTGCGGGAGCAAAAGGGGCTGGGGCTGCGCGAGGTGGCCCGCCGGACGGGGATCGCGCGGTGCCACCTCGCGGACGTAGAGAATGGGACCTTGTCCCTGGTCACGTTCGCCCCGAAGCTATCGCGGGCACTCGGCCGGGGGCTGATCGGGCCACTTCGGCGGGAGCATCAGCTCGTCGAGGAGGCGCTACGGAAAGCGAACGCGGGGAGAGAGTGACGTGACACTCTTAGACATAAGGGGCGGGCGAAAATGATGCGACGACGGCTCTGTCGGTGGCTATTTCGGACATGGCGGGGGTGGGGCTACGAGAAGATCGGCGGGCAGTGGATCGTTGTGCAGACGCGCCCACTGACTGCGAGGCGATGGCAGAGGGCGCGCAAAGACGCCGCGGTGTCGCTGCCGGTCATGAACGCGGTGGACGTCTTGTTCGCGGGCGTGACGCAGGGGGTGACGCACTTCGCAGAGGACGCTGAGGCGGCGGGAAAGGGGGCGTGAGATGACACGCAAGTGGATACCGACCGTGACGCCGAGGGGAGCGTGCGTGCTCGTTCAGGCGCGGCAGTGGCCGCCGCTCGAGCGAGAGCCGGAGCCCGAGGCTATCGGGAGGGCGCAGCGGGCCTTCGTAAGACCACCTGGGCGTTTGGCGCGAGTGTTCAGGGATACGCTGGAGAAGCGGGTGCGTCGCACCGTCCGACGCATAGGCCGATGGTGTGATGGTGAGAACGTGTTCCGGGCACAGGTCGCAGCTGCAACCGAGAGGGTCGTTGATCGGCTCTTTGCTCATGATCCGGTAATGGAGTGAGGTTGGCATGAGAGTCTGGTGCGAAGGAAGATGGTCTGACGATGCCAAGCAGATCATCGTGTTGGAGCTGACGGAGGAGGACAAGAGCCTCATAGGCGCCATGGCCCCCGCCGATCGGTTCTTCGCCGTCGCGCCGGCGGGGACTTCTCCTGCCGACTTGGCGCGCCAGCTCCAGGCGTTGAAAGAGGCGAGCCAATGACCGGGACCTTCGCGATCGAGTTCGTGATACGACGACGACCGCTCTGGCGGCGAGTGGTTCGGCTGCCAGGAGTGTTCAGGAGCGCATGGCGATTGACGGGCGGGCCGCGGTGGTTGCGGCTATACGCAGCATGGGGACTCACAGCACTCCTGCTCCATGTGCCACCACGGCAGAAGACGAGAGGCTGAGATGACGGCCGAGCAACTAGCAGAGGCAGAGCGGACCATCCGGGAGGCGGCGTATGGCCTGAATGTGGCGGTGCGATCCGAGCGCACCCCGAGCGGGCACACGGACTTCGTCGCCGTCGATCAGCACGCGCGGGAGATGCGGATCTCGCCAGGGGTAGTGAGCGTGATGCCGAGAGGCCACGTTCACGCCATGCTCGCCGCCTTCGCGGTCGGGGCTACAGAGATCAAGTGGCGCGATGGGAGCACGGTAATGCTGGTAATTGAACCACCGCCGGCGAGCGACAAACCAGTCGACAGCGACGACACAGGGGAGTGAAGACGATGCGAGAGCTGCAATTCCGAGCCTTCCGAATGGACGAGAAGGATGTGACCGTCGAGGGCCACTTCGTCGCGCACAGCAGTGTATTCGGCGTCGAGGACTCCTACGGGACGTTCTTCGATAAGGGCTGTTTCAAGAAGACGATCCAGGATCACGACGGCCTCTTCCCCGTGCTCTGGTTCCACAACCCGAGGGACCCGATCTCCTTGGCCGAGCACAGCGAGGATGTGAAGGGCCTGCTGGTCGAGGGCGATCTGGACCTGGATATCGAGTTGGGCCGGCGCGTCCACAGCGGCATGAAGAAAGGTTACATCGACTGCATGAGCATCGGGTTCCGGCCAGTGTCGGAGGTGCTCAAGGACGAGAAGACGCACTTCACCGAGGTCAAGCTCTGGGAGAGCAGTCCGCTAACCCGGAACTTCGCCGCCACCCCGGGGGCCGACGTCGACGACGTGCGAATGCTGCCGGAGGTGATGGCGCGGATCAGTGGGCTGGGGCAGGACGCGCAGGCACCGGAACTCGCCGGTGCCGTGGCGGACCTGCGCGTCCTGCTCGACGAGATGTTCGATCGGGGCGTGAACGGCGCCGCAAACCTGCCCTTGGCACCGCGCGATCTCGCGTGGGACAGGGCCAAGGCGGAGAAGCGCGTGCGCACGTGGGCCGGCGCCGACGAGGAACCGAACGCGAAGTATCGGCAGGGCTTCTTCTGGTACGACAGCGACGAGCCGAAGGAGTTCGGATCGTACAAGCTGCTCTTCGCGGACGTGATTGATGACACGCTGAAGGCCGTTCCCCGGGCGATCTTCGCCGTCGCGGCCGTGCTGATGGGGGCCCGGGGAGGCGTAGACATACCGGCCGCGGACAAGGAAGGCGTGAAACGTCGAGTCGAGCGTTACTACGCGAAGATGCGCAAGGAGTTCGACGACGACGATATCATTCCGCCGTGGCAGCGGTCCTCACAGGTCGAGGCGGTGCATGTCGTTACCGGCGCACTGCGCGACCTCGCACCCGCACTCGCCGCGCTGGCAGAGCCGTCCTCGGACACTCTGCCTCCTGGCGAGCCGCGACAAGGAGTTGGCGAGCCGGGTATCCACTCGCCGCTAGAGGCCCTGCGGGCATTGCGCCAATCGCTGCAATAGCACAGAGAAAAGGAGGGTCCAGTGGACCCGGAAGAGCTGGAACGAATCGTCAAGGAACTCGAGGAGACCACTCGCGCGGTCCAGGAGATGAAAGGCCAAGTCGCGGAGGCCTTGAAGACCGTCGACACACGAGTGGCAGCCGCGCTCGAGGAGCAGTTGAGGCCGCAGATGGAGAGGCAGGAGGAACTCCAGCGGCAGGTCGCGGAGGCGAAGACGCAGGCCGACGCGGCGCAGAAGCGGGCCGACGAGGCGGCGGTGGTGGCCATGCGGCCGCCGATGACCGAGGCCGCGCCGGCAGGACAGTTGTCGCCCGAGCAACGGGCCGAGCGGACCGGCGGATTCGCCAGCTTCGGCGAATTCGTCCGGACCATCCGCTTCGAGGGTGGTGATCCCCGGCTCGCGCCGCTGCATGACCGGGCACTCTCGATGGGCGTGGGCGCCGGGGGCGGATTCCTGGTCCCGCCGGAATTCGCGGAGATGTTGACCGCCATTCAGCCCCAGGACGCCATCGTGCGGCCTCGGGCGCAGGTGATTCCCGCCGGGGACTCGCCTGATGCGAGCGTGACTATCCCTGCCGACGATCAGGGTGGCGCCAAGGGCGTCTACAGCGGCGTCAATGTTGTCTGGACTGGCGAAGGCGCGACGAAGCATGAGACGGAGCCGGCGCTGCGCCAACTCGAGTTGGCGCCCAAAGAGGTGTCGGCCTACACGGTCCTGAGCGACAAGCTGCTTCGGAACGCAGCCGCCGCCGGCCCGTACGTCGAGAACAAGTTGCGTCAGGCGATCCTGGCCGCGGAGGACGTGGCGTTTATCTCCGGGACCGGTGTCGCGCAGCCCCTGGGCTTCCTCGGCCACGCCTCGGCGGTGAACGTCCCCCGTACCGCCCCGGGCCTCATCGCCTATGCCGACGTGATCGACATGTACGCTCGTCTCCTGATCCGCCAGGGCTCGCCCGTCTGGATCGGCAACCCGACGTGCCTCCCGCAGTTGATGCAGATGGTCGACGCGGGCAACCACGTGGTCTGGCAGCCGAATGCTCGCGAGGGTGAGCCGCCCACACTCATGGGCTTCCCCTGGCTGCGAAACGAGCGACAGCCGGTGCTCGGCACGGCCGGTGACCTCATGCTCGTCAACCTGTCCTTCTACGTCATCAAGGACGGGGCGGCGATGGTTATCGACGTGTCGCAGCACGTCAAGTTCCTCTCCAACCAGAGCGTCATCCGCGCGGTCTGGAACGTGGACGGGCAGCCCACGCTGTCCAGCCCACTCCTTCTGGAGGATGGCGCCACCACGCAGTCGCCATTCGTGGTGCTGAACTAAGGCGATCCGATGGGCTGTTAGTTCAGCCGACTCGAGTGAGAATCGGGAGGGCTCGGTTGGAGCCCGGGCCCTCCCGGTGAGAGCATAGACGGACAGACAAGCAAGAGAGGAGACGCACGATGAGACGTCTCAGCGAAGCTGAAAAGTTTGACGCGGCGATCGAGTACCAGGCGTTGGCGACGCCGGCGCCCGGTATCACGAGCCGCTACTTCAAGCTGGACAAGTGGTGCAAGGCTGTCTTCGCCGTGATCGTGGACACGCTGGCTCTCGCCGACACGGTGGTCTGTGAGGTCTGGGAGGATCTCGTCAACACCGGCGCGACCGGCGCGGCCATCGGCGGGGTGGCCCCCACGGCAACCGCTACGATCATCGCGAACACGAATGCTACGGTTGTGTCCATAACCGTGGGCGTGGTTCAGGTGGCTGACACCGTCACCATCAATGGTGTGCTGTTCACCGCCGCCGCGGCCCCCGATCACCCGAACCAGGTCTTCGACCAGGTCTCCGGTGTGGCTGCGACCATCGCCACGGACCTGACAACCTGCATCAACCACGCTGCTGCTCAGGCGTTGTTCGTCGCCGCGGGCGGGGCAATCACGGCCGCCGCAGTCGGCGCCGTCGTGACTCTCACGGCCACCGAGGCGGGCGAGGTCGTGCTGACCGTCGTCTCCTCGAATGCGGCGCGGCTCGCGATCGCGACCGTTCAGGCCATCGCCTACATCGAGGTCGAGGATACTGCCCTCTCGGCCGCGGACAGTTGGGTCGCTATCAACCTCGTCGGGCCGGCCACGGCAAATGCCACGGCCGTGCTGGTGCGAGGGGACAGTCGCTACCAGCCAGTCGGGCAGCAGGTAGCGGCCTCGGACACTGACAGCTAAGGCTGACCGATGCGAGTCAGGTTAGTCCAAAGGCTGACGTTGAACGGCGAGACGTTTCAGGCGGGGGAGGTGGCTGAGCTGCCATCTCCCACCGCCCTCGCCTGCCTGCGGCGGGGGACGGCGGTGCGCGCCGACATGCCTGTCGCGAACCGCGTGGAATCTCCACCACAGAACCGGGTCGAGGCCGCACCGGAGAACCGGGTGGAACCGCCTCCGGAAGACCAGGCAGAGGGACCGGCGGAGAACCGCGACTCCTGGTGGCGTCGCTGGAGACGCAGGGTAGGGAGAACCTAGCATGAGTGCCGTCGCGGACCGGCTGGACCTATCGACCGCGGACAAGACGGAGCTGGACGTTGTCCGAGAGTATCTGCGAGTGCAGCTCTCTTCGGAGGGCACGCTCGCGGAGTCCGAGTTCGTCGGCATGGGGGATGGTCTCAATCCCATCTTCGCACTCGACCATTTCCCCGTGCTGGCGGGGACGCTACGCCTGCTCGTCGGCGGCGTGCTTCAGACCGAAGGCGCGGCCGCGAACTATATGATCGTACTCGCCACCGGCGCCGTCACGTTCAACGCCGGCAGCATTCCGGCCGTCGGCGCCCCGGTCACGGGCAGCTACTACCACGGCACGGACCCGGTCGGGCCGGACGATACCATCCTCGCCAGTCTGGTGCTCGCGGCGAAGCAGGCCGCGGACGCGTACCTCAATAACCCCTTCGAGGTGAACATCCCGCAGATCACGCTTGCGGGCGTGACGGCGGCTGAGGGCGTGACGATCGACGGCGCCAGATTCATCGCCGCGGCCGCGACGGACGTGACCGAGCGGGAGTTCAAGGTCTGTGTGAGCGACACTCTGACCGCCGACGAGCTGTGCACCTGCATCAACAGCCCCCTCATGGCTGGGGATGGGGGGGGCTATGGCCTGTCCGGCGTGACCGCCACGAACAGCGCCGGCGTCGTCAAGTTGACGCGGCGGTCTGGCAGGCTGGCGCCGATCGTCGCCGCGAGCGCCTATGCCTCGCTCCTGGTCCAGTATCTGCGGACGGAGCTGGCGATTCCAGAGCCCGTAGCGACCTGGGTGTTGCAGCGAGTCGGCCGCGGCTATGTGCGCCGTACCGAGGGCATGGAGAGAGAGAGCACGTCCGGTCTTGGCTCGGCAGATTGGGGCGAGGAGAACTTCGATCAGCTCGACCCGTACCGGCTGAGTCCGGGGCTTTAGGGAGCGACGATGGACGCCGGCGGCTACAGAGACCGCGTCAAGATCGAGCTCTGCACGAGGACGCAGACGGCGACGGGCTGGGAGGAAACCTGGTCCGACGTGCAGACGCGTTGGGCGAGAGTGATTGCGCTGGACCCCGCGGCCCGGGCGCGTTACGCGCAGATCGAGAGCGAGGTGACGCACAAGGTCGTATTCCACGGGGCCGTGACGCTGGCGATCGCAGACAACCGGCTCGTCTGGTTGACCCGTGGGGCGAAGGTGCTCGAGCTGCTCGAGCCTCCCCGGGATCCGGACGGGCTCGGGCGGCATACCGAGGTCGCCGTGAGAGAGGCGCGGGCCGATGGCAGTTAGGCTGATCTCCAACTTCCGCACGGTGGTAGCGAAGGTAGAGAAGTCGCTGCCGACGCAGGTCATGCGGGCGTGCCACGAGGTGCGGAACGAGTGGCTGAACGTGCTATCGGGCGCGCGGAGCGGGCGGACATACCGCGTGCCGGGCACGCGCAGGACATACACCGCTTCGGCCCCTGGCGAGGCCCCTGCTCAGCGCCTCGGTGATCTGCGACGGAGCATTCGCGTCCAGCCCCGGATCGAGCCGGGGCGGGTGCAAGCCCGAGTCGGCAGTGACCTCGAGTACGCCGTCTACCTCGAGTACGGGACCAGGACGATGCAGCCCCGGCCGCACCTCAGAATCGCCTATGAGCGGGCGCGGCCGCGGATCGAGGCGATCTTCCGGGAGGGCCCGATCTGATGAGCACGCGGAGCGCAGTGATCACTGCCCTATACGGTCGGGTCACAGGCGACCCGGCGATACAGGCGGCTTGCGGCGGCCCGGTGCGGATGGCCTACCACATGGCGCAGCCGGACACGGCCTTTCCGTACCTGGTGCACAGGATCGACGGGGAGGTCGCAGACCCGTGGGACTTCGAGACGGGCGTCTGGTTCCTCGACCTGTGGGACCATGCGACCAACCGCGACCGGCTGCTCACGATCCGCGAGCTGGTGATAATCCGGATGGACAGGCTACTCCTGCCGGTGGCGATCGGAGCGGCGACGGCCTACTTGGGCGTGCGGCTTATCCGAGACCGGGAAGGGCCCACCGATGCGCCCGACGTCTTCCGGGTGATGACTGAATGGTCGCTGCTGGTCGAGCGGTCATCAGAGGTGGCCGGCATCCTGAGCAGGTGAGATCAGAGTCGTAGACTGAGAAGTTCATAAGTGCCCGGCCCAGCGGATTGATCCCCGCTGAGTCGAGAGAAGCAGAGCCGATTCCTGATATCAGGCAGGGATCGGCTTTCTCTTTGGCCGGGCCGCACTCATAGCGAGGATTCGAGTCGCACAAATACAGCGCGGAGGTGTGACGTGCCACAAGGCAAGACGGGAGTCACAGTCGGCAGCGCCGGCCGGCGATTGTTGGGCGACGGCGCAGTCTATACGGACTATGACGGAGTGAGGACCCTGCTCGGGGCCACGCTGGGAGGCGGGACGTGGGATCCCGGCAGGGAGCTGAGCGCCTCAGAGATCGACGGGGTGCTCGGCGACGTGAAGGGGTTCGTGGGGCGAGACCGGGTGACGCCGACCCTGAAGGTCACTCTGCTCGAGCTGACAGTCGAGAACTTCCTGCGGGCGATCGCAGGAGCGGACAGCACGCCGGGCACCGCGCGGGTGCACGTCAGCGCTGAATACGTCGGGGTCGGAACTGGGGGCCAGACAATCTACCCCCTCGACAACGCCAACGTGCTCTCCGGGACCCTCGAGCTGTACGGAGACGTCGGGGCTGGCCCCGTCCTTCTCAGCGAGGGCGCGGCCGCCGACTACACCGTGGTCTACGCGACGGGCGTGGTTACGTTCAATGCCGCGCCGCCAGCGGCGACCGCGGGCACCTCTCGATCGGGACTCAACCCGGTGATCGACATGACGGCCCACGCGGCGGACATCAACGGGATCGTCGCTGTGGACGGCGGCGCCCCCACGGCCATTGTTTACGACTGGACGGGCTGCACCACGGGCGCTCTCACCGCAACTCAGATCCAGACCGCGATCCAGGCGCTCGGCGGGGACTTCGCCACGGTCACATGCGCGTACGTCGGCGCTCCCCCGAACGACTACTACCTGATCACATCGGGCAGCACGGGTCTCGCGTCGCAATTCGTATGCAGCGACGGCGCCCCGAACAACGCCCACGACCACCTCGAGCTCGGACTCACGAACGGCGGAACCGAGCTCCTGGGCGAAGCGGCCATGGACCTCACCGCCGACTACAGCTACGACGCGGGCGGAGTCGTGACCCACGACGTGATTACCGGCGGGCCGATCGAAGACGCCGACTTCCTCACGGACGTCGCCTGGGTCGGGACGTTTCGCGACAGCGCAGAGGATGGGGTGATCATCGTCAAGAACGTGCTTTGCCGCGACCTCGGCGCACTCACCTTCGGCGGCAAGGAGGTCGGCCTCGAGGTCACATTCCAGGGCCACTTCGACGAAGCGACTCCGCAAACCGAGCCGTGGGAAATCCGTCGGCCGCGACCGTAAGGAAGGGGTGTTAGATGTCGCAGCAACAGGAAGATCCGACCAGGGGCGACCGCGGCCTGCTGGCCGAGATGCCGACCGTGCCAGTCGCCGGCCGCACGATCACGATGCGGCGGCTACGCTATCGAGACCTTGCCCGGCTGAGTCGCATCATCGTTGCGGGAAGAAAGGCCGCGGGAGTCGAGATCGCGCCACTGATCGAGGCCAATGCCATCGTTCAGGGCGAGGCATTCGTGGTGTTGGTTATGGCTGGCTTCGGTCACGCCGAGGCCGATGCGATGGCGTTTCTGGCGCGGCTGTTGGGCGTCAAGCCGGAAGATCTCGATGATCCGGACCTGTTCCCGCCGGCCTCGCTGTTGGATGTTGTCATGGCGCTCGCGCAGCACCCGGACCTCGTCGCTTTTTTCGCGCGGAGGCGGACCGGGAAGCCGGAGACCGATACCGCGACCGTCGAGAGTTCGACCGAGCCTTCGAGCGCGCTGTCGACCGACTGAAGCGGCGCTATAAGTGCAGCGATGACGAGATCGCTGAGATGCCGTACGCGATGCTGGTGCAGGCAATGCGGGTGGCGGCCGAGTGTGACGCCGACGACCGCAGGGAGCGCCTGCGCGAATGCGCCTTCATCGGCTGGCAGGTGGCGCAGGTGCTGGCGCAGCAGCCGGTCAGCTTCGGTGACTACCTACGCCGGCTGGGACTGGACTATGAGCGAGAGGAGCTGTCTCGGATGACGCCCGAGCAGAGAGCGGCGGAACACGATAGGTCGATCGCCAACGCGGAGCGCGTGATGGCCCGGATGGAGGGCCGGAAGGCATGAGCGCTGGTTTCGGTGCGGCAGAGGTCTTCCGGCTGTTCGGCTCCGTCGAGGTGGGCCGCGACAAGTTCGAAGGCGATATGGACTCGATGGATGCTCGGGTCCATAAGTTCACGCAACGGCTCGGCTCGGCCTTCACGAAGGTCGGCAAGACGATGACCATGGGCCTGACGCTTCCCCTCGTGGCCGCGGGCGCGGCGGCGATCAAAGTCGGCACCGACTTCAACGAGGGAATGGCGAACATCGCGACGCTGATCCCCGGGAGCACGGCACGGGTCTTGGAGCTGAAGGAGGCGGTGAAAGGCCTCTCTGTCGAGACGGGCAAGTCCCTGGGCGATCTGACCGAGGGGCTCTACCAGGTGATCTCGGCCTTCGGTGATACCGCCGAAACGGAGGCCAACCTGAACACCGTGACGAGGGCGGGCGTCGCGGGCCGGGCCGCCACAACAGATGCGCTCAACCTGCTGTCCGCAGTCACTAAGGGATACGGTGACACTAGCGCGGCTGCGCTCGAGAAGGTCGCCGACCTCGCCTTCGCGACTGTTCGCATGGGGCAGACGACCTTCCCCGAACTGGCCTCGAGCATGGGCCGCGTGATCTCGATTGCGCAGGCTATGTCGATCAGCCAGGAAGAACTTTTCGCGGTGATGGCGACGGGTACTGGCGTCACCGGCAACGCCTCCGAGGTGGCGACACAGTTCCGGGGCGTCCTGAATGCGCTGATGAATCCGCAGAAGCAGATGATCGAGCTTCTCAAGGAACACGGGTACGCGTCGGGCCAGGCGATGCTCGCGGACCTCGGACTCAGCGGGGCGCTGAAGCTGATCGCAGATGATGCGAAGGCGGGCGGCTTCCAGATGATCGAGTATATCAGCCAGGTCGAGGCGCTGCCTCTCGCGCTCGCCCTGACGGGTGCGCAGGCGGACACCTTCACGGAGAAGCTCGAAGGGATGACGCAGGCCTCGGGCGAGGCGGCGGCGGCGTTCAAGGAGCAGACAGAGGGGATCAACGAAACCGGCTTCACGATGGCGCAGTTCCGGCAGCAGGTGATCGTGCTGATGACCGAGTTGGGGGACGGTCTAGCGCCAACCTTGAGGGACGTGCTCAAGGCCATCGGGCCCTTATTGGAGGGGCTCAGGAGCCTCTCGCCGGAGACGAAGCTGTGGGGTCTGCGGATCGCCGCGGTCTTTGCGGCGATTGGCCCTCTCCTGATCGTGCTGGGCAAATTGGTCCTCATCTTCCCCGCGATCAGGCTGGGCATCCTCTCGCTGACCGCCGCGCTTATGACGCCGGCCGGTCTCATCGTCACGATCCTCGCGCTCGTGGCAGCCATATACGCGGGTGCTGCCGCCTGGAAAGCATACGCGCGTGCGGCTGAGGATGCGAGGGTAGCCGCCGAAGCCGCGCGCTTGGGCGCGGCGGCCGCCGGTGCAGCCCAGGCGCTGGCATCCTGGTTAGCAGCCGAGGAAAGCCTGCGGGCGTATCGCCAACAGAAAGGGGGGCCGTCCATTTGGCCCGCGGAGATGGTATCGGAACTCAAGCGCCTCGAGGATCAGGCGGCCAGGGCGAAGGCCGCCTACCTTCCACTGATAGCCGCCACGAAAGCCATTGAAATCGTCAGTGGCACCGCCGCCGCGGCTATGACAAGTGGCGGAACAGCCACTGCGAAGTTCACGACCCGCGTCGATCAGGCCCGGGAAGCAGTCGAGAGATTCCAAACGGAACTGTCGGGACTGACGAAAGGCACTCCAGCCTATATCGCGGCGACCGCCGATCTTGCGGAGGCGCAGAAGGTATTGCACGGGCTCCTCGTGGCCGGGGTCGATGACTGGGCTGGCTATGAGTTAGCCCTCGACAATGTCGACGCCATGTGGAAGCGCATGACAGACACGGTGATAACCGCCACCGATGTCTACAAAGCGGCCCTAGCCGACGAGCTCGCGCCCGGCATGGAGAACGTCGACGAGATCGTCGGCGCCTTCACTGAGACCGTTGAGGATATGTGGCAGCGCATGGAGGCGAACGCCGACGGCACGAACCGCTGGGCAGACGAGTTGCGGGATTTGCAGAAAGCGATGGTCGATGTAGATACCCAAGCGGCGCGGACCTTCGCCCAGCGCGCCGGCATCGACGTCGGCGGACTGCTTGCGTCTATGACGCCGGATCCCATACTACAGGCCCTGCTCGATGCGCTCGACAAATACTACGCTGACTTGCGTAACAAGGCCAAGGCCGCCGCAGACGACATCGCCCGAATCTGGCAGCATACCGGGGACCGCATCCAAGATGTCTGGGGAGACACAATCTACCTCATGATAAGCGGGGCCGAGGAGATCCCGGAGTGGACGGACCTTGTCTGGGATGCCATCCTGCGGTCGTTCTCGCAGATGGTCGCCCAGATGATCACGCAGTGGCTGATGCTGGAACAGCTCATGTCCAGCCCAGGCACTTGGCTTGGTGGGGTCCTCGGCGCGATCGGCGGCATCTTCGGGCTGCAAGGTGGCGCGGTCGTCACGGGCCCGACGATGGCGATGCTCGCGGAGGGCGGCGTACCCGAGGTCGTGATCCCGCTCGATCAGCCAGCGGCGCTCGCTGCGGTCGCGGCGGCGGCCGGCGTCGCCCCTGGTGCGGGGGCCGGCTACGGCTCGCAGATCATCTTCTCTGAGGGGGCCTTCCGATTCAGCCTCGCCGGCATGAGTGCGTGGGACCACCACCAACTCGGCCTGATCATGAAGTCGATCATCAGTGAGCTGCTACAGGACGAAGCCGCGATAATGCCGGCCTGGTAGGGAGAGCTATGCTCCTCGACACATATGAAATTGAACACCGGCCGAGGAAAGGGTATGCGCCGCCGATCCGCGCGGGCCGGCTCGCGGCTGACAGGACCTATGGCGGCGCCGTCGTGCACTCGTCTGCGGGACACCTCTCGGACCAGATCCACACGATCAGCTACCACCGCGTCGAATCGCTCGCGAGCAAGAGCGTGCTCTATACGCAGGCCTCGGAAGCCCCTGGTCACGCGATGGCGGCAACGGGGGCGCTGGCCTGCCCGATCCCCGTCGGGGCTGGGCTCTTCGCCGCGCCGGCATCAATGACGGCGAAACTACTGCGAGCAGTCGCCGCGACAGGGCTACTCAGCGTCGAGGTGTGGGACTCTGCCGGCGCGGGCCCGCGGACGAAGGTCGGCCTCCTCGGCGTGATTGACGTCGCCGATATCTCGTCGGTGGCCTTTACAGACGTCGAGTGTTGGAGCGACGTCGCCTGGCCCCTGCTGCCCCCCAATGGCGGCTTCGTGGTGATCAACGCAGCACAGCTCGCGGGCGGTACTGTCACCTGGGGCGAGGCAGGCGCAGGCGCATACTACTCTTACACTCCGGCCGGCGGCTGGGTTCTGGAGGTGGGCGTCCTCGGGGCCACCATCTGGCAGGGCTCGCAGTACCCGATCCTGCGCGGCATGGCGGGGGCGTACTGCTACCCTGGCGGAAGCGGCCCGGCCGACCGCACGCTCGAGATGGACGACGGCCACCGCTACACCGTTCGGATTATAGCGACCCGCGGGGCCTACTCTCTCACGCCCATGTCCCGCACGGGCGTCGGCCGAGCGAACGTCGATATGGACGTGATGTTTGTCGCAGAGATTGGGGAACAGGACTTGACTCCGGGACCATGAGAGCCATCGTAGGATATACGCCAGACGTTGTTGGCCGCACTACTGCGATCGCGGTGGTGGCGACGCGGATTGGTGGGCCGCCCGTCGATATCAGCTCAAGCGTGATATCGCTCGAAGTGACAGACACGCTCGACCGATCGCCGTCGACCGCAAAGCTCACACTGTCGCGCGAGGCCCAGGCGTGGGGCGATCCCGCCACAGACCCGACCTCGCCGCTTGCGATCGGCGCGCGGCTCTCGATCACGATGGGGGACTGGGGCGGCACGCAGACCCAGGTCTTCGAGGGGCAGATCATCGGGGGCGGCACCGACACGGATGATCCGCTCGCGCATACCTCCGTCGCGGCGGTCGGCGGCTATGCCTCCTGGTGGAATCGTCGAGTCACTTCGCCCGAATACATCAATCAGGATTCGGACGACATCACCGCGGACCTCTTCGTGACGTGGGGCGAGCTCGCGTTCCCCGGCGATTTCGACCTGCCGGGGGCCGGACGCAACCTCGGCTTCATGCAGGTGCTCGAGCGGCCGATCATGGACGTCGCCCATGACATATATGGGCCGACCGAAGCAGTCCCGTGGTGGGACCCGGTGCAGGAGAAGCTTTCGACTCTGCCGTCTGACATTCCGATCGTGGCCGACCTCACTCTCGCGGACCTGGCGCGGGGGGGGTTCAAGTCCACCTGGGTGAAACCGCGTGGGACTCGAGTATCCGTCCAGGCCGGTACGCAGCGGGACATCACGCGAATCGAGATCGACAGGTGGACGACCCCGCTAAACAAGGACCCGCTAGGTGATGACATTCGCAAGGAGGGGGTGCGGTGGGCGTCGGGCAGCAAGGGGGATTGGGCGCTGCCTGCTTACTGGGCACATGACGACGAGACTGGCCAGCACTACGGCGTGTACGATCCAGGACCGCCGAAAGACTACCTGTGGGTGCGCTTCCTGAAGGACGAGACTGGCCCCGCCGGCGCGGGTTATGTGGGCCCCGAGGGCGTCAGATTCGTCCAGAATGACCCGCTCATTTCGACAGACCCGGTATCGGTGATTCAGTTTGGATACGGGGCGGGATCCATCGCGGAGTATTGCGAGGAATTGTCCCATCTTCACCTTGAGAGGTGGGAGCCGGCCGCCAACAGGATGGTCACCCAAGTCAAAGTAGTGATAGACGTTGAAGCCTTCGTGCCGCCGCCCACGGGCTACGTGCCGGGGGCCTACTGGGAGCGGATTCTCAGCGAGTCGGATATGCTGCTCGACTTCGACATTATCGGGCGGCAGATGGCAACGGGGTCGCTCGAGCAGTTCTTCGCGCAGGCGTGGGACGACGACCTGATCGCAGTCCACGGCGATATCTCCTGGGAGGTGCGGAACGACACGCTGCTGGAGCAAACGAACCCGCTGGTGGCGGTAGAGGCGGAGGCGGTCCGGCAGATGGCGCTCGCGATCGTAGGGCAGCACCCCGCGACACTATCGCGAAAGGGACAGGACCTCCGTCTGCTTCCTGGCGATTGCATCAGGACGCCGCATCCGCGGGATCCGGTCGACGTCCTGTTGTGGGCGCAGCAGGTCAAGCACACCTGGCAGAGCGAGGGCGCTCGCGGCGGAACGGAGCTGAGCGGCTACATAGTGGATACCATACCATGAGCAACCGCCAACGACGAGGAGGCTTCGAGGACGTAGCTGCTGCGGAAGCCGCGACGCGCCAGGACTCCGAGGAGGGCTACTGGTTCGGTGATGGGCCGATGGCCGGAGTGGTGCCGACCTCGGAGATGCGCATGATCGCCGTCTCGACCAGGATTCCCGACGAGGAAGACCTGCTCTGCTTCGGACCGAAGCCAGCGAATCATCGTAGCGTCTATCAGAAGTTCACCGTGCCGCGGGATTGCACCATCGGGCTGATCGAGATGCATCTCAAGCAGCCGGACACGCAGGCGTACTCGCGGACATGGGAATGGGCGCAGATCACGGTCTATGACGATAGCGGGGCGGCCGGCACGCCCGGCGCGGTGCTGGGCCGGTGTGTCCCGATCCCGCTGCCGAGCCTATACGACGACAATTTCCAGGTCTACCTCGCCCCGCTCTGGGTGCCGGCCGCAGTCAGCGCGCTCGACGTTATCTGGATCGGGATCTCCCCGAAAGCCTACACCGGCCCCGCTGAAGCCCCTCCCAGCGACGACGAGAACACGCGCGCCTACGTCCTGTCTCGGGGGAACAGAGATGTCACGGTTTTCGATCTAATCAAGGCGGAGGGGGCGGAGGGGTATTCGAAAGGTGCTGTCGCTCCAGCGACGGACATGACCTTGTCGGGCGATGTGAATATGATGATCGCGGCGCAATGCGCGCCGCCCGGTCTGATGGTGACGTTCAACTGGGCGGGGTGCAATACCGGCCCACTGATCGCCGCCGAGATGGAGGCGAAGATCCAGGCTCTGGGGGGGGCCTACTCTATCGTCACAGTCACATACATTCCCGACGCAGGGATATCCGATTACTACCT